ATCGTAAAAACAAATCAACAGGTAGATTACTAAAGCTGTCCACCTCCATCTTTGTGTACTCTTTTCTACCTCTGTCATACACAGGGAGGCTCACACATCAAGGCTTCCACACCAATAAACATAATACCAATAAAAACTATTGTTCCAATGAAAAGAATTGTCCAGCCTAATTTACTCATCCTAGCTCCTTATTTGTTGCTTTCTTTTTCTTCTTCTTTGTATCAGCCTTCTTTAGAGTAGCAATCTGCTTCTTCAAGTTGGCTATAGTATTCTTTATATTCTTGTTTTGTTTAACAAGAGTAGCATTTGATTTTCTAACCTTCTCAACCATCTGAGTAAGTTGTTCTATCTGAGTAGATGTAACAACCAAGCCATCAATAACATTAGCTAAATCTAAACGCATCCTAATTTGATTCTCTATTACAGACTCTTGATTACTTTTCTGATATTTAGTGTACATAATATCAACCTTACTATCAACCTTTGATACATACCAAACTAAACCTATTGCCTGTACACTTACAGCAAGAATAATCGCTAGAGGTATTTTCATTCCATTCATTCTTTACTCCACTTGAAAGTTTGAGTAGCCTTTATAGTAGGGTTATCAATATTACTGGCTTTGCTAGAAGCTGATACAGATGTAGTATTAGGAAAGACACTACACCCAGCCAGTATTACAACTATAAACCCAGCTATAACATTGTTACGCAGTCTGTCGCTCATTATGTTTCCAAAGATTGACTCAATGAATTTACAAAAGCGTTCTTACTAAAGTTTAGTTGTTCTAGGTTGAACTGACTTGATTCAATCTTCCTAGTCAAATCTTGAATATGATTTATCATTGCCTTCTGCTCATCTGTCATATCCTCTATAAAATATTCTTTGTCGTTAACTGTGATTGATGCCTTTTCTTTTTTAGTCATTAGGCTTCTAATGCTGTTATACGAGCCTCTAATTCTTGAATTGTTTTAACTAGTAGAGGTACAAGTTTGCTGTTGTCCATCATTTGCATATCTGGTACTGATGCTTCTTTTACATCTCCGATAGATTTACCATCAGGTAATTCATCCCCTTCAACATAAAGAACTTCAGCAGTCATAGCATCTTTTTCACCACCAACTGCTTCAGGACAAACAGGTGAAACTTCGTGAGCAAGGAAACCATCAAGTGTAATTACACCACTTTTTAAATTATATCTTTTAGGTTTAAGTTGTAATAATCTTGCAGTAGCATCAGTTATATCAACTACATTTTCTTTTGCTCTGTAGTCTGATAGATTTTCAAATGATAAACTTCCACCACTCCACCTTACTCTTCCAATATATCCATCACCATTATAATAACGAGCAAAATCCCTATTACCATTACCATCTTGTGCGTAATACACAGTATATTCGTTTGCTTTGTCAATCTTAAAACCATCTGTATTACCATCAGTAGCAAAGCTGGGAGAAACTATCGCACCAGTTGAATCAATTTCCCACGCTTTTGCATTATTTTGATAAAAACTAATTGGATAGTCACCTTCAGTACCAAGAAGTAATCCACCACTAGCAGTACTCGCTGAAAAAATCGACATTGCATCTGCTTGATAAACTCCACTTGAAGTATATCCATCATCTTGTACAGCAATAATTCCTAATGCAGAGTTAGTTTTTAAACGAAGTGCTGATGCTGCTCCTGTTCCAGCAGTATCATTCCAAATCTGAGCAGTTGTATCAGAATTTTGGTCTTTTCGTAATTCAAAAGGTTGGCTAGGAGTGCCAGTTCCAATACCTACTCTATCCTCGCCACCATCAACAAATAACATATTGGCATTATCATCAGACTCAACTCTGAAGTCTACATCTGCTCCACTATCATTAATTGTTACAGCACCATCTGGGTTAAAAAGTCCAGTTAAACTAGCACCACTACCAGCAAAGGTAGTCGCAGTTAATAACCCAGCTTGGTCTAGCGTGGCTAC